GAACTACGAGGAATTCTCAAAGTCAATCAAGATAATATTAAAACACTCAAAAGACAGCATAAACTCAAAGACGAGGAAGTAAAAAATGCTCAATTATTGAGGAGAGAAGCTGTCAGAAAGCATGGTTTTGACTCTAAACAGTATAAAGATGCTAACAAGGCAGTTAAAAGATTAGAAAAAGAAAGAAGAAATCTAGGTAAAGCTGCTAAAAAAGAAGAAGAACATCAGAAATTCATCAATCAAGAAATTGATATGACTAATGTTAAGTTAGATGATATGGTTGACAATAAGAGAAAGGCTCTTAATGTTGACAAAAGTTTAGGTGCTGTCGAAAGTAAACGTAGAAAGGATGAAACAGAGGCACATAGAGACCATAAAAAGAGACAGGGCGAGATTATACAGGGTGGAAGAGAAATAAATAATAGTCTCAAAACTAGAAGAGACTTAGCTATACAGTTTAATAGACAGGTTGACGCTATGGCTCAATCTTTTAAAACTACATTAGTAGGTGCTATAGCTGTATCTACAGCTGCAACAACTGCCTTTTTTAACAAATTAGATGGTGTTAGACAACAATTCCAAGCATTCGAAGAAGAATTAATGAATGCACAGTCTATTTTCCAAGCCAATCAAGATGTTTTATTCGGTTTGTCTGACCAAATTGTTGATTTTGGTAACCAATACGGTATATCTATGCAAGATGCTTCACAAGGTTTATATACTTTGGCATCGGCAGGTTTAGATGCTAACGAATCTATGGATGTTTTGAACAATACATTGAAGTTATCTATGGCTGTTCAAGGTGACCATGAGACTATTGCTAAGTTAACAACACAGACTATCTTTGGTTTCGGTCTTGAAATGTCAGATTCTGCTGAACTTACCGATAAATTTGCACATTCTATTAACAAATCTTTGATTGAATACCAAGATTTGGCTAGTGCTGTCAAGTTCGCTATGCCTTTCTTCGTGTCCACAGGACAGAGTATAGACCAATTACTTGGTTCTTTAGAAATATTAACCAACCGTGCGTTAGAAGCAGGTATTGCAGGTCGTGGTTTAAGACAAGCATTAGCTGAATTTGCACAACATGCAGAAGATAACACCGCTGCTTTCGCTAAAATGGGTGTTGAAATAACAAATGCTGATGGTTCATTCAAACAATTGACTGAAATTGCTAAACAATTCCAACAAGCAATGGGTCCAGCAGCATCTGATGTAGATTTAATGACAACATTACTTGAAGATTTGAATGTACGTGGTGCTACTGCTTTCGTACACTTAGTACAAAACGCTGATGAATTTGAATCAGCAGTTAATAATCTTCAAAATTCAGCTGGTGCTGCAACTGAAATGGCAGACATACAGCAACAATCTTTAGCTAGAAGTATACAATTGATTAAAAACTCGCTAGCAACTCCTTTCTTATTATCTGACGAAATAGGAAAAGCAAACGGACACTTAAACGAATTCTCTTTGACACTACATAATATAACGGAAGAGTTCCACGGTATGATAGTGGTTATGGAAGATGGTGTAGCTACAGGACTTACACCACTTGGTCAAACAATAAAGGACTTTGTAATAGATGCTTTACGTGAATTCCATGATTTGGTTAAGGTTGTCGTCAAAATGGTTCACAACTTGTCCCAAGAAGGACATGATTTAGGAAGCGTTATACGTCTAATGACTATACCACTTAAATTAGCTGTTAAGATATTCGATTTACTAGGTCCAAGATTATTAGAATATGTAATTATATTTAAAACATTAAATAGTTTAATACCAATACAGAATATGCTAATGGCATTCAGATTAAATTTGTTGGATGCTGAGGCTAAAAAACAACTTCAAGCTACATTAGCTAATTTAAAATTAGGTGCTAGTTTAAAAGGACTAGCTATGAGTTACTCTACATTAGCTCTATCACAAATGGGTTCGATGGTTATATTATTATCTATGACAGCTGCAACAGAAAAATTTGCTAAAGGTAATCAACATTTAGCAAGAGTTATAGGAGGAGTTGCAGGAGCTATGTTAGGTCTTGCTATGGCTATACAATTAGTTAACGCAGGTATAACGTCTAAAGGTAATTACTTTGCGGGTGTTGCGTTGATGGCTGGAGCAGCTTTAGCATTTGGAGAACTTAATGTAAGAATGCAAGAATTGATGAAACCACCAGAAATAGATTATAGTATGGATACTATGGATATGGGTGGTAGGATTATGTATGACACAGGAGGTCCACGAGGTGGAGGATTAGGTAGTAGACACCAACAGGTAATGGTAGAACCCGGTGAAACTATTATACCTAAAACACAGAATATGCTATCCGGTGGAGGAGGCATAACTTTAAATATAGGTGGCGACATTGTCACTAATGATGCTGAAGACTTTGCACAACGTATAGCAGACGTTCTACCTGAAGCACTAAGAAGACAAGATGATATGGGAGGCATTTAATGGCAACAACAAACCCTTTGAGAAAAGAATTAACAACATATAGAAATAGTAAAAATGCAGATTTAAAACTTGATGGTGGGTTTTTTTACAGACGTTCAGTGCCATCTAAATCAGCTAATCTTCATGGAACATACACAGATTTATACGATAACGCAGATGATATCCATACAATTACTGGAGGTATGTCACCTAGATATTCACAGTTCGATACTACACTACCAGAGTTACCTACTTTTGGTTCTGGTTCTTTATCTGGATTATATTTACAAACTAAAATACAAAACACCGATTATAACAACCCAAACGACTCAAGCAGTAGAGGAAGTAGAAGTACTGGTGGAGACAGTATAGGTTTGAAAGCATTTAAAATTGAAAGTAAAATAACAGCTGAAGGTGGTGCTTCTGATGGTACTAGTATGATTGATAACGATGATATATTAGCCTTTTCTACTTATTTTACAGCAGAACCTCCGACTGAAGAGTATTATGATATATTTGATGGCGTAGGAGAAGAAAAGGTAACTAAAGTAGAACAGGGTCAATTAGTAGTACAAAAAGATGCATATCTAGAAGCATCTACAGCCCGTAAGTTTGGTGAATACTATGGTAAAAAGGAAAGAAGACTTTTAGGTCGTCCTATGAAACTATCTGATTATAAAGAACATTTTGCAGAAAAGTTTGAGGGTAGAGATATAGTTAGAATCAATAGAAGAAGAACAAAGTCTAGATTATTGCCCGGAGGTAAATATTTAGTATATAATAAAGCAGGTAGTTTTAAATATGTAACTAATGAAAGTAAAACAGGTTTAACAGGTAGGAAAAAACATGATACTTTTGATTCGTCAGACATAGCTAAACATATTAAATATATAGACAGACAAATTATACCTACTTCAACGTCACCTTATACAGTATCTAGGTCTGACGTTGTTTCTACTACTAATTCTACATTACATCAAGTTAAAGAAGCAAAGACATTCAATGAGCTAAGTTCTTCAGGTGGTACAAAAGAAGTTGCATGGGGTAAAGTTGCTTTTAGTAGTGAAAATGTGCATGAAGGTGGACAAGCAGTAAAAATGCATACATTTTGGCCAGCGTTAACTAATCAAGACGGTTGGAGAAGGACAAGTATTTATTATCCAGCGGACAAAACTAATGAACATACACATCAAAGACAGGAATGTTATATTGTTAAAAGAATACCTAACCCCAAAAGATGGCAAGACCAAGAAAATCCAGCCACTGCTACTAAAATTGGCAGCGTGGTTTCAGCTAAAATTAATTTAAAAAAGTTAGCAGGTTGTGAATCTAAAAATTATAGAAGAGAGAATGCAACCTTTACAAATGCTTTTATTGACGATGATGGTGGAAGTGCTGTAACACAGAAGACTTTGTCACGAATTTTTACACGTGGTATAGCTATATGTTTCAGTGAGTTTGCACCCGGTACTGCTAGTGGTTTAGTTGCTAGTGGAGACTCAGCAGGAGTAAAAAGAGGAGATGATACATTTTACAGCTTTATAAAGGAACATCACCCTAAGATGGAAAGTACAACTGATTCTGAGGCAGATGACAACACAGCAGACTTTTTCGGTATATTTATATCAAATGAAATGGGTGTCATTACTATAGATAAACTTGGAGCTGAAGATTCAGCTGGTAATTATTTAACTTTTAAAGCTGACCAATATACACAAAAAATAGGTGTAATAAATACTCCGGGTGATAAATTAAATATAGATTCAGAAGACCTTACTGATAAATGGTTAGATTTTAATTTTGTAATAGACCCAGATTCACAAGGTACAACATTAATGATATGTGACGCGGATGATGGTAAATGTATTAGTCGTATTGCAATTAATAATTCAACACGTCATGACCAAGGTGTAGCAGATAATCTGCCCGGAAATTTCCCACAGTTCATGAGTATATGGAATGTAAACACAGGTAACCCAAATAGTGGTATAGGCGCTCATGATACTGACCACGGCCCATTCGCTGATTTATCTTCAGAACATAGAGATAAATGGAGAGGTTATTCAGATACTGGACTGACAGTAGATAGTATTCAAGACGTTAGTAATGCTCTATTAAGAGTAGAATCATGGAATCCTAGTAGTTATGGAACTAATCAGGAATATGATAATTTTATAATGTCCGATAGAATAAATGGTGACACTAGTGGTAATTTAGAAAAATATTGGGCTATGATAGCAGGTTCTGAAGGTTACATTATAACAGATGGAGATGGTTCGGTTGGTGCAACTAACCCTGTGTATTTTAGATTAAATTCAGCTAAACAATATAGCTCAGAAGCAAAATATGGTAAGGTTTTATTTGAAAACGCAAATATCACTGTATCCAAAAATATGTCTGTGGTTGTTAAAACAAAAAGACCTATAGATGGTGGTATACCTCCCGGTACAGATGCGGAGAATATAGTATATATTGACTCTATAAAATGTCACAATTTTTCACCAGAAATAGAAAATGCAACCGTATCTGAAGCTAATCCAACAGCAGGTCTAATTAGAATACCAGCTACACACAAGACTTTTGGTTTACCATCTCAATATACAAGTGAATCAGATTATAATGGTAGTAATGATGAAGGCCCTTATTTGGTAGATACATGGAGTTATTTGTCATTTGGTTTCAAAACTGCTGACGATTTAGAAGGTGCAAGAAAGCACTTTTTATTAAGTGGTTACAATACGACAGTGCCTACAAACACTGATGTAATATTAACTAGTAATGATTCAGACAATTCTTATATACGTGCAGGTTATACTGGAGACGCTGGCACTGCTGATTTAGGTGAACATACAGGTATAGCTATGTTCCATAACAATGATAGTGCACCAGCATCTGGTAATGCTACAACTGGTAGAGGTTTAGTAATTGGTAATCATAATGGCTCAGCACCTAATATGGATGCTCAGTATAGAGAATTTGAAATTAGACCTCAAGTTACCCAAGATTTAGGTAGTGGTGCACAGACATTCGTTCCTGAAGATAATAATGTTCAAGCTTTTAGTAGGAAAGGATTTTTTGCTGTAAACTTTACAGAAAGAACTGGTGAACCTGCTTCAGCAAGAGAAAATGCTTACTGTAGCGCAAGAGTAACAAGAATACTTGATATAAAGAATGGTAAGATAGAAGTAGATAATGAAGATATATTTAAGTTAGACCCAGATGAAGAATATATATTATATAGAGATAGTTCAGCCTTTACAAGTAATTTATATCTTGATGGGTTAAAAGTTATTGAAAGAAAGGGAGACGTTATTACATTTAATAAATCTTTATCTACAGCTAACGGCGGAGCTGCTCTGTATAAAGATTCAAGATTAGGTGCATTATTTATAGGACCTAAAAGATTTTGGTTAGTAATAGCTATACTAAACAAAAGCTCAGCGGATGATAATAGTTACTTACCAGAAAGAAGTTACGAAAGTATAGTTGGTACTACAGGAGTGGAAACTACTGGTGCAACTTATAATGAATATAAATACACTGATGAGATTTATTATAAATTTAAAAGAAACATGGACCCTTTTGCAAATTTACAAGCTAATGAAGTTAGATTAGATGTAGATTTTGGTTTTGGTGTTATATCAGATGAAGTATCACAAGATGTAGGCCATGTAGGTATGATTAATTTAGATACATTAATGCCAGATGGTAGTACTTTAGCAGCTAGTAATGTAGACTCTGTTAGGATGGATGTTAGTGGAATAATAGAGGCTCTAAAACCTGAACTAGGTCAGTCTCTACCATTATTAGTTACACCATTAGCTGATGATAATACATCATTTATAAAAATATTTGCAGAAGAAGCATCAAATGAGTTTGATAAGCCATTTATATTAGCTGAATTCGAAGACGAATTACCAGAGATTGATGATTTCAAAGTTGAGCCTGATATGCAAAATCCATTTTTCCCTAAATATAGTTGGAGTTGTGGAGCTTCAGATGCATGGTATGGCTTCTTAAATATAGACTCTAAAAGTATACCCAATCAATATCACAACGCAGTAATACACGTTCCTATGAACGAAGAAGATAGACACGCTGCCCACCCCGCAGTGCCTTCTCTTGAAAAGATACAAGGATTAACTAATGCAGATAGTGGAGTATTAAAGAACATCGAAGGTCTAGCAGGATATTGTTTAGAGTTTGATGGTAATGATGATTTTCTTGAGATTAACGCAGCAGCTGGTAGTGACCCTACAGCTGATTGTACTAAAGAAATGACTGTTTTAATACATATGATTCCAGACTCAATGGGTTCACCAGATAACAGATTTATAGTTGCACAAAGTCATAGTTCTGGCAATAAAAAATTCCAATTAAAATTAAGTGATACTAATCAAGTAGAAGCTTTAGTATGGTGGGGTACAGGTGACGACGAATATACTTCGTTAACAAGTTCTAGTATAGTAACAACTGATGGTGAAACACCAACCGCAGTTATGTTAGTTGTAGATACAGAAATAGACTCTGGTAACGTAAAGTTATACTTGAATGGTAATTTAGAAGATTTATCAGGACAAACTAGTTCATCAGGAGGGGGAAACAATTGGAAAGCAGGCCAAAATATTAATGGTGGTAACTCAGAGATATTTATAGGTAATAGTTCAGGCTCAGGAAGTAATGGTTTTGATGGTAAATTAGAAGAACTTGTTATATATAAGAAAGCTCTTTATCCTTTCTCTGGTAAAGAAAGTGAATTGACAGTAACTAAACCATTTGTAGAGATAGATGATACTGGAAGTACATCCTCGTTACCAATCACATCAAAAATATTTATTAAAGATTATCATAACATAAGAGGCAAAACAGCAGAGCAGGTTGCTACTGCTCCGCAAGTAACATATAGAAAAGCAGCATTTAGGTTGAATAACGCATGACGCAAATAATAAGAGTGTATGACACACATGCAAACGCATTAGCAGAGAGTACAAGTAATGATATAGACGGTGCAACTGTAAACTCTGACGGAGGTACTATACACAATAGTAGTAGTACAGTCCCATATTATACATATAACAGATACTATTATAGAATAGACGCTAATGAACCAGTCAGTGAATTTCACATAGACTGGGATGACGGTGAAGATAATTCACCAGAAAAAAGAAATGTAGAAGTTATTAAGATGGAGAAACCTAGTTTCTTCGCTATTACAGAACATATATATACAGAAGCAAAGGACTTCTGGCCACTTATAAGAGTAAAGAGCCGTGAAGGTTTTATATCTAAATGGTATACAAATAACTCTACTAATAACGATTTTTCTACTTTAGAGAATAAAACTTTATCAGCAGGTAACACTGGAGCTTCAATAGTTCAAATAGAAAAAGATGAAAAAGATTTGATACCTCATTTTATACCAGCAACTAATCCACCAGTCGGTGTTTTGAAAACAGATAGAAAAAGAATATTTGCAGGTATAGATAACAAAATGATAGACAAAGTTACTACTTCTCAATATCCATTGTTATACGCTTATACTACATCTAGTGCAGGACTAGGAACAGCTGCATTAGTAAAACTTACCGTACAAGGACGTATGGAAAGAGCAACTAGAGAATATACGTTACACGGTGACGATGTATTAACACAAGACTCAGACTTGAATAACTCAACAACTGGTGGTTCGCCAACAGGAAGTGAGTCAGAACTAGCTACAAAAGCAGTACCATATGGCAACTATAATAACGGTTCTGATGCATATGAGCAAACTAATATACAATTTAAAACTGACGGTGGAGGAGGTGGAGCTCCCGGCGATGGTCAAAATTCAGATTTAAATGGTGACTATATTATAATTTATAATGGAAATCAACCATATTTAATTTATTTTGATGTTAGTGGTAGTGAGACTACTGCTCCTAGTGTAGCTGTACCCGGTGGTGGTACATTTGCTGACACCTTAAGAGTAAGACTTGATAATAGTTCTGTAACTGGTGACCAGTTTTCAGGTGGTACTACTACTCAAACAAACACAGGCTTTGCTACTAAATTACACGATACTATAAGAACGTCATCTTCTTCACATACGTTTGATACTGTATTTACATCTGCTAATCCTACTGATGGGTTAGTTACAATAACAGCATCTACATATGGTAATCAACCAGACCCTACGGTAAGTGACACTACACATATAAAGGATGGTTCGGATGCCACTAATTATGTAGCTGTACAAGGAACGTCACAAGCTACAGAAACAGATGCAGCAGGTAAATTACTTAGAGCAGAATTGTTGAATGTAGGAAAGATATCAGATACTGAAAGAATATATATCAAAGTATTCGATGCTACTAGAGCATCAATGACCACTTTCCCAGATGTTGATGCTGATGACACTGTGTGTGTATTATCTAATGGTAATCCGATTATAGACTTAAATGATAATCAATTTAGTTTTTCAGTAGATGGGTCAGAAAGTTTTACAAGAGAATCTAACATAAACGTGTCAAGTTATTACTTCGATGATGATTCTTTAAAAAATACAACTATACAATCACAAGCATCAGTATCTTCTAATTTAGGCAACATATCTGATGAATTTCATGCAGACTTAGGTAAACCAAGTACGTCTTTAACAAAAAGACATTTATCTTATTCGTTTGCAGCAGAAGGTAATTTACAGGACAGCAATAGCAGATTCTTAGATGAACATCGTTTAATACGTTTACAAGTAGGTAATAACCATACTATTGTTACTGATTCAGGAGATATATCTAATAGAAGGTCTTTCGTAGAACATTACGATGATGACCAATATACTACCACAACTCAGTATATCCCATCTTCTTTACAAACAAGAGGATTATTATGTTATTCTAATGCGCAAAATGCAGGCGCTACGTGTTGGCGTCAACTAAACGCAGTATCTAGAACTAATGCAACTATGATTGGTGGTGCAGAAAGTGCAGGTGAAAGTGAGTATGATTTAAGATTTGCAGCAGATACCGCAGACCCCAAAGCTATGACAGGGCATCCTATGAATTGGTTGTTAATATGTAAAACAGATTTGTTTGATAGAGTATATTTTAGATTAGATAACACATATAACATAGGTGACACAGCAGCAGATATAGACATAACTGCTTTATATTCTAACAGTGGTGGTTGGAAGCCACTTAAAATTATTGACAACACGCAAAGATTTAAAACCTCAGGTAGCATTGAGTTTGTAATACCAGACGATTGGGAATCTGTAAACTCAGATGGTATAACACGTTCTGATGCTTATGGTTCAGAAGAATTAGCTACAGGTAGATGGGGTGGACCTATAGACCCGGCTAGTGATGAAGGTACTGACGGTGTTGTAGATGGTAACCCAAGAACAGGTCATGACCCTGAAACATTATGGGATTTTGCAGCATATGGTATACTCATAGGTATAAACGTTAATGCTAGTGGAGCAACTGCTCCTGCAAAGGTAAATGTTAAAAATATATGGCCATTTAGCAATCCACACTCACAGATGGTTAAAATATTAGACCCACATCACGTTTCACTTAATGATATAGCTATAGCACAGAGTGTATCTTTTAATAGAAAAACAAGGTTTACTAATCTAACAGACAGATTTGGTAAAACAGAAATAAGAAAACTTGGTGCAAATGGTGGTCAAGTTACATTTGGAAGTATAGACTTAGGTGATACAAACGCAGCTGGTAATAGAAAGTTGATAAAGGAACATCAACAAAAAGCTACACCAGTATTTTTAGATATAACACACCAGA